TTTTGATCTCGTGGTAAAGATTTTTCACATTCTGCGATAGCGTTATTATACACATTTCTTGTTGACGTTGGCACGTATTCTGACAATGTGGCAGCGCCAACAAAACCAGCAAGAATACCCCAACAAAATATTAAAAATCCATCTCTCATTTTAATTTCCAAGTAGTAGTTTGCTCAGCATACAACCGTTTCCAGTGCTGCATGGACACAATAGCGTTAATCCAAAACGCACCATACAAGATGGAAGTCAAATACAATTCCCTTGACCAAAATAGCGGAACAGACAACGTGTTAACTAAAATCCAAATCTTCCATGTTTGAGCACTACGCGACATAAGCAATAACTGTGCTACTACAGAAAATGCCAAAACGGTTGAGTCTACCCATGGCGCATACGCATTAGTAAATTTAGATAACAAGAAACCATATACAACTGTCACAAGCAATGCTACTGCAATATATATTGCCATTGTTTTAGTTGGCGCATAATTGATTGGCAACGACTTTCGACTATTACTATCCTCATACCCGTATAGCCACTTTACCCAGCCAAGCACACCAGTGACAAGAAAGAAAATTTGCAATGTAGCGTCTGCATACAATTGCACATTGTAAAACATAATCCCATATAAAATGCATCCCACAATACCAGTCCACCAAGTGTGGATATTGTTGCGACCTGCAAGAACAATGCAAACAACTGTAAAAAAGTTTGCAGCAAGTTCTAGTGGTGTCCAAGTAAACCAGTTCATAGTCAATCCTTAATTCTTTCAAATTTACTAACATACCCCGCATACTCAGACGCTGGTATACGATACGAATCTGCATCTTTGCAAATGTTAACACATTCAGCAATAATTAATTTTGCAAACTGATTAGCAAACTCATACGGGATATACATACGGTCCATGTCTCCGTCTGGATCAGGACCATTCATGGCGTCACACATTGCTTTTGCCATTATAGATTTAATTTTTTTGTTCATTTTGTTTTACACACCGCCGGAGTTTGATTAAACAATACATCAACAGTTGTGGATACCCCAACTGCAAATATAATTAGCATTAGCGCCGTGCCAACTCCTTTGGCAAAATAAGGAATTATGGTTCTGTCCATTGTTTTTTCTCCTCTGGACAATAATCAATTACTGGACACTGGTCACAAGTCCACACGTTGCCCAACTTAGCTGCTGACAACATACACCCCCACGCTCGGTCTGATTCTTTGCTAGGTGACGAATCGCATACTCGAGTGCACAATTCCTGTAATTTCTTCTCTGCATACCATGCTCTTGCGAGTTTTGCATTTACGAGTGATTGATACTCGTCTTCATTTAAAATGTATTGCATATTACAGTTTACTCTTAATGCAACGGTATTTTTCAGTAGGTATGGCTAAGGTGCGGGCCGCATCTTCACACAGAACTTTTGATGAAGTGTATCCTGGAGCACCAGTAAATTCTCCCATTGGCCGCCAATCATAATTTTTGTTATACTGGCCACTTACTGCCACTACTGTCCAAATTACCAAAATATAACTACCCATTATTTTTTACTCCATACGCTGTATGCCGGTTTAAATTTACTTGCTTGCAAAATTTTAAGCGGAACTCTACGATAGTCATACCAATCGTTGTTGTCAAGCATAGGATGTGGATGCGCCTTGTTAATTAACTGGTTGTTAATTATATACGCATGCGCAGCCAATGGGTTAGCAAATTGAACTAGCCGCTTGCCATCAGTTACAAGTCGCAAATCTTTAGTAAACATAACACGAATACAAAATGACATGATAATCTCTTTTCACAGTGAGTTAATTAATGCAATCAGTTCAGCTTTGTCTGCGTCGGTAACTTCACACATATGACCATAACCATTCTTCATGCCAGCGAACTTTTGTTCAACTGCGCTAACAATTGAATTTTTACGTTGACGTTCAACATTTGCCGCTTTTTCAGCATACACATATTTTGCTTCAACCAGTCGCATTCCGCTGTATGATTTGCCAGCAGTGCGTTTGCTACCATGCTTGTCATACACATCGCCGTTGTCAAGATAAATGTGGCCGTGGCCGTTGATTTTTGTGACTTTGCAGATGTTAGCTGACAAGTAGCTATGCGAACTAGACCAAACAGTACCAACTTCATCGCCAACTTTAACTGCAAACATGTAAACTCCAATAATTTCTGTGTATGCGAGTATTATACAGCCAAAAGGCTTGACTGTCAAGCAACGATGTTGCTGAAATACTACTATTCTAATTCGTTAATCGTCTCAAACCCAACTGTTTGCACTAGTTGATAACTTGAAATTATTCGTTCATCAAGCAACCGCTCACCCATCGTGAGCAACAATTCTCGATTGTCCTCTGTTGCTGCAACTGCTCTACTACCAGTGTTCATAAGAACTTGATTAGTAGAACCAGGGTATGTGATAATTAAGTAATATTTCATAATTTAAGGTTATACATTGGTCAAAATGTATAAAGTTTCATTTATAGTTGAATCAAATGCAATTCTTACTGGCATTGGCATTTCCAGATATCGTTCAAACCGTACGCCAGCAGGTGTAATATGAATTACTTTTTCAAAAAACGAATCCAAATCTAAATCCATTGACGTTCGTAAAATCCACGTAATACCAGTGGTATGATCATAACACTGAGTTTCAACTGCCGCCGTAAAACCATCATTTTGTACTAATACAGGATTGGTAGCTTCAAATTTACGCTGATTAACCAGCATGCCAGAATTGATCATCATAATTTAATCCTCACTTTCATACACTGCATTAATGCTCATCTCAGCAATGGCAACAATTCTGTCAATAGAACCGCAAAACATAGCATCAATTTCTTCTTCAGTCCTTGAAGGGAATGCCTTCATTATAAGTTCTTTTGACTCTTCAAGTTTCCAGATTGCTTGCTGCAAATCTGATATCATTTGTTGTCTTACTGTTGCCATTATAGTCCAAGCAAAGTACGCTCTTCGCTGTTAAGTTTCGCAAGTGCAGCGGTGCGAACATTAGCTCTGCGCTGTGCTTCTTCTTTTTCTGCATTAGCATATCGCAGGAAACCCTCTACCCGCTCCATGTCATATTGCACTTCCCACACTGGATTAGCTGGCGCAGTTGTTTTGAGCACTACTGATTCGTAATCATATCTAAACTCATACGTTTCAGCATCAAGTTTGGTGACTGAAAACTCAGGATTGCTAACCATTTCATACATCAATGCAGCAAATCGAGTTGGGTACTCTGCTGAAAACAGAGCCCAATCTGCAAATTTTTCAGCATATTCACGCGCTTGGCGTTGTGCTTTTGTTTCTTTTGCCATATAAATCCTTAAAATTCCACTGATGCATGCATTATACAGCCAAATAAGTGAAATGTCAATCAAAAGAATGCCCTGTAATTTCAGGGCATTCTTTGTCAAATTACACTTTTGGCAGCGGCCACGGTTTCCATTGCTGCTTCATTGCGCCGCTGCCTGCTGCGGCGCGTTTAGCAGCACGTTGAGCACGTTTACGAATGGCATTTGGTGTCATTGACAATGAGTTACCGTTTTTGTCATAATCTTGAGTCGTCGCCGCAGCTACGACTGGGCCGCGATTTACTTCAGGTGCTACGCTACCAACTGCTGTCACTTGCACTGGCTTATCAAAAGCATCCTGCGGCGCAACTGCAAGCTCGCTGATTACTTCGTACTTACATGCTCGGCCCTTGGCGTCGTTGTAGTCACTTGGAATAGAGACCACGTCACGTGGATTAATCTTAAGGATCATTGTCCTGTCGCCACCAAAACTTGACAAATAACTAATGCTGCAAAAATGCAAACCCGCAGAGCAAGTACGATCTTTGTCGTCATCAACTGCATTCCGTTCCATTGACAGCACTTTACCAACGCTATTATCCATCGTGCCAGAGTGGCAATCAAAATAGTTAGCGCGAACTTTTTTGTACGCCAAAAAGTGACCATCAGGAGTGATAGGCAAATTGCTCTTTTCCAAGAAAGGATACAACTCAGTTACTGCTCGTTTGCTTGGGTTTTGCATCAAGTTTTCCATAAATGCAACCATTGGGTCAATTGAAAAACCTTCTTTGAGCATTTCAATCATTCTACGAGCAAGCGAAGTATCAAACACTTCACCTTTCCAGTAAAAGGTATCGCCGTCAATGGTAACATTGCCAGCACCAAATTTCACAACTGCCTTCTTAGGTTCAATCAAATCTTTGACCAAATCCCAGTCGTTAGTTTTAATAGCATCCACTAACCGTTGATAAGTTGGGTGGCTCTTGCCAAATGTATGCGGCACGTTATCAATTACTACGACAACATTACCACCTTGCACAATATACGGGTATGACATTTTAAATCCTTAAAGTTAAGTTACTACAATAAAATTATTTTACGCTTCTTTTGCCACGGAGTCTACTAAATTGATGTAATCAGCGATTGTCTGTGTATGATATGTCATTGTATTGCTGCTAAGAATGCTTAGTAACGGATAATTTGACAGTACATGTTTAAATTCTTTAGTTAACTCATTTGTCACGTTGGTAACAGTAGTAAACAAATCTGTCGAATTATTTTTCTTATACCTAGACAAAAGCCAGCGCATAGCTGTTTCATCAACGTCTGATTTAACTGCACCAGTCAACTTAGCTAAGAACGAGCCGCAAACTCCATCTTGTGCAATAAGAAATGGGAGGACTGAACTATGATTCTTAATAATCCCGCACATTGCGTCAATTCGTAGTAGCGAGTTAAATGCCATTTTGATAACGCTTTTGTCATCAATAGCAGCCAATCGTTTTTCAATTTCATATTCTAAGTTAATCCAATTTGGCAATTTTTTAACTGCTTCCAAATCATTTTTACGGACTCCGTATATAGTATCTGTCAAAATTTTAGAAGAACGCAACTGGTCAGTCAACGTTGTCATATCACTGATATGAACTTTAGTAACTGGTGTAAATCCAGAAAGTGGCAAGTAGTAATATTTTGCACTACTGTCAAAGTCAGACACTGTCCCAGCGTCACGCCATACCATTTTATGACCACCGAGACGGTTATGATATGACTGAGATTCATCTTTGCGTCGAGATTGTAAGATAGTTACGTTTTTTGCACGTTCAGCACCATCACGCTCACGCTTTTCAAGTTTGTCAGCAGTCAAAATGTGAGACTCCGGAGGAGTCATCAGCAATTTGAAAAAACTTTTCGTGTCAACAGGTTTCTTTTTATCTGCTGCATCAATGACATACACTGAATTATGATGACTACGTTGAGCAGCAATATCCTTGTTTGTCCGCCAGTGATGTTTGGCACGTGACAGAGCACCTACTTTTAACGTGTTAACAACAAAGTATGTGTCCATACTTGGACTAATGTCATAAAATGTATCTGCTACTTTGCCCTGTGAATCATATGTATTTCGAGGGGAAATAGTTTTGCCAGTGGATGCGTTGTATATTTTAGAAAATGCACTCAACTTTATATTGTATTTTGACGCAAGAACCGCAACATCAAGTTTAAATGAGACATATGAGACATATGATGTCGAAAGAGTAGTACGAGTAATTAGAGGAAATTCAGTATCAACTATATATTTCGTGACTGCTGGCCGCCAGTATTTCTTTTACCGAATAAATAATGGGCACGTTCCCACAGATTATCAATTTTATTTGCTTCGTCAGCAATATGCACAGCAAGTTGAGCGTTCAGTTGTTCCAACTTAGATTTAATTGCTTGCACAGTTTGCGGAATATAAGATAGCCCCTCCCGTGATGCTTGAAAATCAAGCTCACCAATGCCAAAGTTCATCTCCAACCCACAATCAAGCAATGCACGAAGTTCTCCCAGCGACTTGTCGCTTTGTGGAATTTCAATTGGGTACGCAATATTGCCCATAATTGCGGTACTTAGGTGGCCACCAATATGGCTTACGCCAGGAATAATATTCTCTGTTTCGTAAGTACGTGTTCGAATCTCAAAATTGTTAACACCAGTGACAACTGGACGCAAAGAAAAATATTGATATACTGCTGATGCTTCTTGCTTAAACTTTCCGAAATCTGAATAATCGTTTACAGAAAACTTAACTTCAACTCCTGACGGCTCATCAGTCTTCCCATCAGTCATCAACGCGATGCTTGGCACACCGCTTTCATTAATGAACGCTGTATAAATACCGCGAACGCCATCTTTGATAGCTGTTACAGTAAAATTGTCAGTGTATGAGAATGGAGATTTTGATCCAAGACCCAACGCACCAATGTATTCATTGCTGTCTGTTTTCGTAGATTCAAAATAGGTTGTGTAAATGTTAGTTACTTGATCATGTGACAACCCAGTGCCATAATCACGGATTGAGAACCAGGGCTCGAGTTGGGATGGCAGATGAACGTCAAACGGTGTACCTTGCTTACCAGCTGCAATATGTGAGTCCACGGCATTGCAACTTAGCTCACGCACAATTGCCTTGACCTTGTTAGCATACAGGCCAGAGCTTAGAATATTGAACGCTTTGGCAGAGTTACGAATACGGAATTCGCCAACTGCACCAACATTGGAAAGAATTGCTTCGTTTTGGGGAGTAGAGTTTAAAATCATCAGTAAGTCTTTCTACGCTAAAATTGTATTATAACATCATTATCTTAAAGAGTCAACTAGAAGAATGCTCGTATGTGTCGGCAATTTAGTTAAATTCCGCAAGTTATTTTAACGATTTCAGCTCGGAAAGTCAATGATTCTGGTGAACCACGTTGACTTCATTGAGGAAATACGTTATAATACATGCATGGAACAAAACAACACTACCGTCAAACGCAAAGCACGTACAGATCGCAACCATGCTATCTACGTTATCACTTGCGAAGTTACTGGCGAGCAGTACGTTGGTATTACAGTTGCTTCTGGCAACATTAAGATGCGTCTCAAAGTCCGTATGCAAAAGCATGCTGAACGTGCACGTAACGAAAGCAAAAACTGGGGCTTGTGCAATGCACTCCGTACACACGGCCCAGCTAACTTTACATACGGGTTGTTGGAAGTTGTGCGCGGTAAGCTTGCTGCTCACCAACGTGAAAACGACATTATCCGTGCTTATGTCCCAGCATTGAATACCGCTTACTACATTTAAGGGCTATACATTATGATGATGGAACTCAAGGTAGTTAACTGCATTGGCGATATTATGTTTATTGCCCAAGTTAGCGACATTTACGTTAACGCATTTATGCCACATGTAACTGCTTTTGTTAAAGACGTGCGCAAAGTTGAAGCGGGCACGGGCAACAGCGGCAAAAACAACGAGTATGAAACAACGTATTCAGGCAATGCAATTAAGTATCCAGAATTTGTTAAGTTAATGAACAATATCGAGCTGTAGTACGCACATCGTTAATGTGAGCATGGTAAATTAAAACAGGCATAAATACTCAAAAGAGAGTATTATTATGGCGTTAGTATTAATTGTTGATGATAATCCCGTAATAAGGAAGTTTATTTACGAGATTTTAATCAAAGACTTTAACGTAATTGAAGCTTCAAACGGCAAAGATGCCATAAACATTGCTACATTGCGAAAGCCAGACGTTATGGTTCTTGATGTAACCATGCCTGGTGGTCCTGACGGGATCAAAGTATTAGAGACTATCAAATCTGACCCGGTGCTCACGCGCATAAAAGTGATAATGGTAACTGGGCAAGACTTTTTTGAAATATCACACTGCATTAGCAAAGGTGCAGTTGATTTTTTTACAAAACCATTTAAACCACAACATCTAATCAAATCAATTAGGAAAGCATTACAAGAAGAATGCGTGAGCTAGACTTAAACCCACAATTTGTAATTGTTATAGGCGGAGCAGGTTCTGGTAAAAATTATTTTATAGAACATGACTCGCAGTTATCAACGTATAAGCTTGTTGATGTGGATGCAATCAAAGGCGAGATAGGTGTGTCTGCTGCAATTACAGCAATTAAACCTATGTTGCTGTCAGCATTTGCAAATAAAGAAAACGTAGTCCATCCTACAACTGCATCAAATCTAACTGCACAAAAGAATAAAATTAATGCTGCAAAATCAGCTGGATACACTGTAACGCTAATACTGCGAGATACGCCAGTTGATCAAGCTCTTGCTCAAGTTCGTAAACGAGTCACTGGTGGCGGGCACGATGTTGATATAAGCAAAATTGTGTCGTCTAACACTGCTGCAAGAAATAATTTTAATTTGTTATCGCCACTTGTAGACGCATCCAAAATCGTTTAATGCAATTTATGAGTTACATAAGTTGTTGGGTCGCCAATTTCTAAAAGTTGAAATATTTTAGCAATCACTGGCGGGACAGACATAATTTCTGCCGGCATAATTAACGCTTTTATGTCCCCTGCTCCGTCAAGGATAAACCCGTAGTCTGACTCATTTAAATCAAAGTCAAAGTTACTAGTCTCCTCCTCAGGAGAGGGCTCATCGCTAACGAGTTGTGCAATTTTGTCTAATTCTTTTCTGATTTTAGACGTCAGTTTCTTTTTAGATTTTGGCATGTAATTTAGATGATAGGTTTTCGAAATACTTTACTGAATATCCTACTAGATGGTTTAGCACAATGTGATTTGCACCAAACGCATCCAAGTAAGTTTTAAATACTTGTGACTCAGCAATGTGCTTGCTGTACAACTTCTTAGGAAAATGCTTTAAGTAAACTTCTGTAGCAATACTGTAGCCATATGCTTCAATTTCATCAGGGTTTCCTAAGTATTCTTGCAATTCTCGTCTCTCAGCATCATCACTCTTAGAGCCAAACACAATTGGCGATACATCAAAATTTCTTGATCTGTACTGCGTTTGATGAATAATTTCATGCCCAACGCACTCAATTAGATCAATGCATAATTGATACCAATCAATATCAGTAATTCTAACTATTTTTTGCTGCGGATTATAATTTACATACACTGTAATTGATGGCAGCCCGTCCTCGTCGTCATCACGATCGTACATACCACTAATTATAATTTGATCCAAATCTACGTTAGCATCGCGTGATGTTTTTAACCTAATATCATTAGATCCAACAAAATTTCGTAAAAATTTAGTAAACTCACTAACTGTGAAAGAACTGGAGTTTGGCGCTTTTGCAAACGCCACCATTTGCGTGAACAAATCTTTGGTAGTTAGTGTAGTTTCCACTTATGAATGCTTATAAAAAATATGGTTATCGATTTTAGTTACCAACCGCAATGTCTTAGCCCATGGTGGTTTTACATAATCTGCATGATAGTTAGTTGCACCTTCAGTGATGTCAACAATGGTATCTTGCTTAAACAACAATTCGCTTGCTGCTTTCATACTCTGTGCCCACATAGACCCGCCTTTGTCTATATTTAATCTGTCAGCGCAAGTCCAACTAAATTGACATGTCGAAGTTTTTGTGTTTTGACTTCCATCATAAATTACACCGCAAATAGTATTTGGGTATCCATTTGCTCTAGTGCGGTTTATAACCACTTGGCCAACTGCTAATTTTCCAACGTAGCTTTGATTTCCAGCTTCGTAGTAAATATTTTCAGCCATGCACTGTAAATCGTCCTTAGGGATAACTGCTTTCGGTGAAGCAGGCAACAGTGCATTTACTGCCATTGCTTTAGCATTAGTGTATGCTGTGGGCAAGTTTAAAAATGATAAGTTTAATTTGTTTTCAAAGTTTTTAAATGATTGACTAATATTGCCGGTATATAATGTTACGGCCATCCATAAAAAAACTGCAAATGATAACTTGTTTAGGAAAAAATTTCTTTCCATAATATGGGTCTCCTTGTTTGCAATTAACACAGGCTCGATTAACGAGCCTGTTACTTATTTAACATAAATGCGTCAGTGTATATAATAACACACTACCAGGGGTAAATCAAATATTTTGAATACCATTAATCCCCTGCAAATACAGTTGGGGAACCTGCCCCTGCTGTATCTTCACAATCTATAGCATCCCCAATTCTATGCACATTTTTAAAATTTGCAAAAACTGTTTTTGACCCTCCTGATGCTCTACCATCATGGCATGGTGGGGGTGGGGGTGGTTCTTCTTCAGAAAGTGGGTCAGGCGGAGGTGGTCCACAGCAATGTTCAGGATAATAATCACCAATTCGTGTAATGCTAATTAAATCAGCAAATACATCAGGAGATCCTGTTGATGCAGGGCGCGGCTCAAAACAGTGGCCTGCACTATCATCAACACCAACTCTAGTAAGTCCTGGCATTAGTTACTCCTATGTGTTAATTCACGCAGAATTTTATTTTGCGAAGCCCAGTCGTACACTATGTTTAACTCAAGCCACACAGATTCGCCTCTATCAAAATGAATTTTGATCATTGGTCTTAAAAATTGCTCTTTTGGAGCAACAAACTTCACTAGCTCAGCGGTAGATGGAAAATTTTTAGCTAAACTTGATAGGCTAGAGGCAACTGTATGCATTTCTAAATCTTCAGTGATATATGATACGCTCATTCCAAATAAAGCAGATACATTTCCCTTAACCCAAACTGTATTGCCAGAATGGTAAAAGAATAAATCATCAAGATCCCTAACAAAATCTGGGATTATCATTGCTTTAATAAAATTAGGCGCAAGACTTGGGTTGCAATACGGGTTAGGAGGATCTACCCAGCCTTCAATGGGGATTGGCCCGTCACTTTGATCTGCTTCTGATAAAATAGGGTTAAACGGCAGTGGCGGTGGTGGAGGTTTTAGTAGCTCTCCATCATCGCCATACGGCCATGGGTCAGGCTGCATAAACGGGACAATAAAAATAGACGCAGACTCTGCGTCTGTTAAAATCTCAGCCATTAAACAATAATCCGAGTTTCGTTCCGAACAGTTTTAATCCCAGTTGTTAGCTCACGATAGTGGTCAGCAATTTGGTCAGCAGTTTTGCAATGAAGCATAACGTGTGACTTCTCTAATTTAAAATCAGATTTTGGATCAACTGAAAACATTGACTGCATAAGCCCAATTCCTTTTTGTGATGGCATAACTGACATGGGCTGAGAAATACCGTACGAGTCTGGATGGTCGTATACTATACGGCCAACTAACTCATCACCATTTAAAATTTTAAACGACACGATATCGTTTACGTCATATCGTTTTGTTTCAACTAGCATAATGCATATCCTTTTCTAATGCGTCTAGGCGTGCTGGGTCTACATTTAGCAATCCAATAAACCCACCTACCGCAAATACTTTACTACCCTCGTAAATTTGCGGGACAGTGCGATGGCCTTCTTGTTTAATAAAATCCATTGCATCTTTGTCCTCGTCAATTTTGATTTCTGTGAACGCGATGTGTCGCTTATTTAAAAACTCTTTTGCTTGAGTGCAATAAGAACAATTGTTTTTAGAGTAAATAGTTAGCATTTTGTTTCCTTAGTTAATTAAATTTCGCACCCACCTGCTGCGCATGACAACATTTGGGCACCTTCAACATTGTCGGTTGCTTCTATAAATTCGTCCCACATAATGTCAGGCATTTGAGCAAGCAATGCATTGTATTTTTCTTCAGTTACTTCTTGATATGGTGCTTGGCGATAGCTGTGATCACTGTGCGGTAAGAAGGACACACCACCAATGTCATCAAAATTCTTATAAACCCAAGAACCCACTTCTAACCACTCTTTTTCTCTTACATATACAGTAATAGAGGGGTTATGCTCACACCAGTTCTTTTTGTACACCAAATAGTGCTCTAATTGCTCGATTGCTGTCATATCATTGCGAAAAACAGCAGTTTCTGGCGCTTTTTGTGGGAAAGAGAACACCCAAGTTGACTCAGGCTTCATTACATCGTCTTCACACGGAACACCTGCGTCTTTAAGAAACTTGCCTAATGGATCCTTTTTATCTTGACGCACAGTACGAATATAATATTGCGAATAACGTGCATGAATGCCAGATGCTGAGTCAACTAACTGCGACACAGTGCCTGATGGCTTAATTGTTGTAATGGCAACGGACTGGTTAATGCCTAATTTCTCTGCCCATTCCTTGTTAGTGTCAATTGCAACTTGGCGTAAAATGTTTAACCAATCTGCAAGTTTAACATTGCCCTCGCGACCACTCATTACAACGTGGTCCATAATACCAGTAAGCGACACGCCCAACAATCTTTCTTCTTCGCAATTCTTTTTCCAAATGTTACGGATGTATTTAAAATCCACCAATGTAGCTTGGAATGTTCCAAGAATCGTAGCATACTTAACTTTTTCTTTAAGACGCTCTAAAGAATCGCCGTTACGAATAACTACTTCGCTAAGATTGCAAAATTCATTTGGGCGCAATAAAATCTCGCCACATGGATTAGTGCCAAATTCAATACCTTCAATTTCACGACGTCCAGTAATTTTTGCTTGTTTATTTGCTGACACACGATTAAAAATTCCACGCTCACCAGACTTGCTTTCGTATAATGCCAACCATTCCTTCATGAACACGCCAATTTCTGGCTTTTCTGTGTATGCTACACTGTTGTTAGCAAGAGAACGATGAGCAAAATCTTCCCACCATTGGCCAGTTTTTGCTCCACGCATACGTTCATCTGACAAGTTAGACAACGAAATTAATGCACTACGACGAACACCGCCAACTACTACAATTTCTCCAATCTTGCACATAATGTCATGGCATTCAAGAGAATTTAGCTTACGGCCCGCTGCTTTTCTAATAACAGAGATCACAAACATAAACAAGTCGTTAAGTGGGATTGGGCCTGAGCTACGACCACCAAATGTTTTGAGTCTTGCACCAGCAGGGCGCAATTTAGACAAGTCCCAACGTGGAATTTTACCTTGATACAGCAAAGTAACTAATTCGTGTAATGATGTTGCCCACCCTAACTTGCTGTCTTTAACAAAAATTGTTGTGTCAGTTTCGTAAAAATCTTCAGCCACAATTGGTAGTTGGTTTACATATTGGCGTTCCACAGAAAACCCTAGCCCAGTGCCATTCATCAAAATGTACAATGCTTCGCTAAACGATTTAAGGTTGTCAATTGCAATATATGAACAATTATATCCAGAGATGTTGTCACGCTCTAACGCTGGTCCAGCAGTCATTAGTGACCGCATAGATGGCATAACTTCCATGTCTAAGATATTTGAGCGAATACCATTCCCCAACACTGATGCATAATCTGGGAATTTATGACTGTAAAAATCTATTAGTCGTTGAACTGTTTCATCCCAGTTTTCTCGTCTTGATTTTTCATCAATAAACCTTGCATAACGTGACTTGTGAATGTATTTGCGATAATTGTCCATTTTATATTTCCTTCTTGTAATGTTTAAATCGTGAGCGTAACTTATTTACCAGTGGTGGGTGTCCCCAAAAGTATTTGTGACCGTTTTGTGTTTAGTATTTTCCTAATTGCAGATCGGAATCTGAATATGATTGAATGACTTCTACCTCTGTATCAATCTGTGTTTTACTTATTACCTCGTCAAAGGTGTAATTAAGTATATATTTCTCATCGTCGATCGAGACTAAATTGTAATTTTCAAGTCCAGAACTTGCTTTTACTTTTAGAAGTTTAAATTTATGGCTTGCGCCATGTTTTGATAAATGAAGGGTATAGAGCATACCTAATGCTTTGGCTACATCATCATAGTTATTGTCAGACAATAATTCCCATGGTGTCGGCCAATCTTTTGGTTCGCTATGATCCAAATAATGATTTATAAACGGAGCATAACTCCACAAGTGTACAGTTTTTGCAACTGCTTCGTCAAATGGAAGATCCCCAATCATTTTGCGAAAGGCCTTCCACTCTTTAAGACGATCGTCAGATCGTAAAGTCCACATTTAAGATATGATTAAAATTGGTTAAAATTACCAAAACTTTGTGATATTATTTACAAAGTAGGGGTTATGCTATTTGAAACAATTGATTCTGGCCCGTCGCCAGTGGAATTAGTCGCATGAACTGTAAATGTATACGAAGTTCCATTTGTTAATCCAGTGACTGTAATAGGTGATGCGGGTCCAGTGGCAGTAATTCCCTCAGGGTCACTTGTTACAGTGTAGCTAGTGACTACTGATCCGCCATCACTAAGTGGCGGATCAAATGAAACTGTAGACTGTTGACTAGCCATAACTTAGCCTAGTTAAACTGCTACTACGTTAGTTGGTGCGCCTGGTACATCAGCAGTCGGAGTTACTGCATTAGATGGAGCAGATTCTGCACTGTTTCCAGCTGAGTTAGTTGCGTGGACTGTAAATGTGTATGATACACCGTTTGTTAATCCAGTCACAGTAATAGGGGATGCAGCGCCAGACATTGTCGTAGATGCAACTGTTGCGTTGCCCTCAAATGCTGATACTGTGTATTCTGTAATAGGGGATCCTCCATCATTCACTGGTGCGTCAAATGATACTGTTGCTTGTGCGTTTGCCATTGTAATTTCCTTAAAATATTTATATAAAAAGTAACTGTTACTTTCTATACTGCTAACACGTTAGTAGGACTGTCAGGACGTCCTACTGAAATTGCCACTACATTCGTAGGGCTGTCTGGTCGGCTTATTGAAATAGCCACTACGTTAGTAGGAACGTCTGGCACTGCGATTGGCAGTGCAGTTGGTGCCCTATCACCTACTAAAGTTCTGCTAGTTAATTTTAGCACAGCATGCTTATGTAGTAACGTAGTTTTATATTTTAATTCTACCGTATTAGTATTTAGCGTCGGTAGTAAAGTAACCCCAACATCATTAGTTTCTACATAATCATCTGAAAAGATAACTGTTGATCCAATTGTAGAAATATGAATAGTGCCATTACGTTGCTCATCACCACGCAGAATTGAGTATTCTAAAATAGTAGGGTAGTCCGCAAAACCAACTACACTAGCTAACGTAGATGTAGATAAGTTGTCAGACAATTGAATGTCAACTCCACCAACTGAGTACTGTTTACCTAGCATAGTTCTGCCGTCTGACAGAGTTGCAAAACTTGCTCTACCGTTTAACTTAATCGCCGGAACAGTTGATGCAGCAGATCTGTCAACCATGTCGCCAATGCTATAGCAATTATTTCCACCTAAACTAACAATAGGAGTTACATCTACGTTTGTAGATAATCCCTTGCCAACATTTGTAAAAGTGTTAAATGCGCTTACAACGTGAGACACCCCACCATAAAAACTTGCCTCGCCATAGATTGCTTCAGCTGCAATATTAGAAAATGTTGATCCAGTTACTTTGATTGAAGTTGGGAATGGAGCACCATCATTGCTTTGACCTAAATTTAACCCTCGATACAATCTATCAAACGAGCAATTAGCAAACGTAACATTCTCAACTTTGCTGTCAGCATAATATGCGTACACCTTACCAGAAAAATCACATTCTGTAAACACTAATCTTTCTGAAGAAACAGCATTGGTTTGTGACGACGCCATGCGAACACAAGTTTGTGGATTTGGACTAGCACCAACTGACGTTGGACTAGCTGTATCAGATCCGTAAAAACCAACTCGGGTAAACCTTACATCAGTAACAGTGTTAAGATACATGATGTCTTTGTTGTTAATATTAACTAACGACAAATCTTCTATCTCTGCATACCCTGGCATTATTGCAGGTGGGCTACCAGAGCCAACTATATTTGAATCTATTGTAGTTGCGTTAACAAAATCGTAAGTAAACCCAGTATGCAACTTTGAATCACATGAACTGATCAGGCACGGTTGAGTAGAATCAACTTGAATCAAAAATGTCGAGTTTTTGCCATCACCTTTAAGGCGTACATACGGCATCAATCGTATGAAATCACCAAATATTAAATAAGTACCTGCAGGAATATGTATTGTTCTGCGTGTTCTAGCTTCAGTGCCAAGTAACGATGCTTTATACAGCTCAATAATTGCACGGTTAATAGATCGAACTTCAAGAAGTCCATCACCTTCACCATTGCCTGATGTATCATGTAACTTGCTATCCCCTATCCCACCAAAATCACGTAAATTAGCAAAGTCATCAAACTTATCTTGCATTGACCGTGTAGTAGGAGACAACGTGCTTAGACCAGTCAGTGCAATGTAACCAGCAGCCAGTCCTTTAAACGTGTAAACACCACTTAGACTAAAAATATCGCTGTATTGAGTTAAGATTTCAGTATTACCAAGGCTTGGAGCACCTTCTTCCGTAGTACCATTGCCAATGTATAACTTTCGAGTATCTATTGCCCAGCCTAATTCAGCACTTGCTAACTGCGGTAGGTCTTCTTGTAGTCCTCTACGGTGTTGTATGCGTGAGATTTGAATTATCGCCAATTTGCTCTTCCTTGATCTATTATGTATTTATGCTGTAAATTTATGCGGTAATATCTTTCTACTCGGTCCCACCATTGGTTAGTCCAGTACTCAAAATCAGCGCCCTCTACTACGAACTCTTGATATTCGCATGCCCTACTACACATTAACACCACGCCTTGCTGAATGTTGGTGCCATGTACATAGTTATGTGCTGCGGCGTAGGCCGCAAGTTGAATTTTGTAATCCTCAATCCATTCTTCTTTTTTAGGCTTGTTAGTTTGTTTAAAGTCTAAAATTGATTCCTTATTCTTCCACACACCTGCTAAGTCTGTAGTCCCTGCATACAATCCTGGATAATATAATGGAAGTTCAGTGCCCCAAACTTCATTCATGTGCACTAACCCGTTTTGAATAATCTGCTGAGCCATTGGGTGTGCTATTTTTTGCACGTTGTTTGTGCCTGGAGGTTTTGCTTTACCTAAGCAATGCTCTTCTAGCATTTTGTGCATTACTGTGCCAACGCCTGCCGCTTCAGTGGTAATGACTTGAGCATTTGCATGCCCAACTCTATTGCGCCAATTCATTAACGCATCTATTTTGTCTTGAGGTTTAGTTTTATCGAGGATAGACGTCACACTAGGCAACTTGCGGCCATCCGGAGTTAAATATTTCCTCACTCCATCTTCATTTGCTCTAGACAGGGCCGCATATATGAATTTTTTAGTTACCACTTAGTTTCTTAGCCTTATATTCAGTTGTGTTAAGTGCCGTAGCGGCTGCTTTAATTGATTCGTACGTCGTCTCATTTATAGTTATTGGCTTACTATTAGGAGGAGGCAGCATACTTTTCTTTCGACGAATTTCATCTGCCATTTCTTTCCCGTAAATTTCTTCATTTGTTTTCCCTATTCTCCAAGATTTACTTAGTATAGCAGATTGAGACTGCTTTAGTCTAGTATCAGCAGTAACTATTTTTCCGGTATGAGTTCGTTTTGCTGCTTCTCGCATCTTATCTGTTACTACTCTACTTCCAGATTGATATGCATTGCACAACGATTCGGCACGGACTTTCCTTTCAGCGTCTGATTGTACTCGACCCTTGTTAATCGTATTACCTAGCATCATAATTCTATATTTTTCTCTTCTGGCAGGTGAAAATATTGCCTTAGCCCGTTGAATGTTTATACCAAGTCCTGTTTCAATTTGATGATTTGCCCAATCCCTTGAGTTAACAATGTCGTGCGACCTAGAAAACGCCGTTGCTTCCTCAAATAACTCATCTTTGTCAGTAAACAAGTGACACCAAATAGTAGTAACATTATTTCCGTGCTTTTGTAGATGACTAAGCCAATGGACACCAGACCCTTTATACTTAGAAGGGTTATCACTAACAGTTTTCCCAAAATACATTAACCCAGTATCGATATGTTTTTTAATGTAAAGCCAAGTTGGTTTGAAATTAGCGTATTTGTTCATGCCATCGTTTCCTGTTACTACTATATTTAGTAAAACTAAATTTTAGTTAAAGAAAAAGATGCATGGTGCATCGTTTTCAGATTGACGCAAATACTACATGCGTTTGTTTGTTGCCCGTTTAGCCATTTGATCAACTGTATCCTCTGGATTTTGCGCAACATTAGATTCATCACCATGCATTTCATTGTCATCATCTGTATCAAAATCTGATTTAAGGATGACTTCATTTTCATTGAAACTTTTAATTAGTTCTTTAACTGCTTCATCAGACTCATGTGCCGCAACTAACGTCTCATAATCAAAGGTAACATCACCAGCGTTTTTAACAAGGCGAATTAAACTGTCAGTTCTAAGCTTAGGGGTTAGTTCTTTGTCTTCACTTCTGTTTCGCAAAAACATTAGCACAGGAACTAAATTTGCAGAAAGAGATGAGCTAGACAATTGCTCGCTAGCACTTACATCTTCGTTAATGATTTCACTTATTTTCATTATACTCCGCGGCTGCGGCCCGCTGCTCGTCCTGCCATTGCGCCAACGGTTGCATCTTTTTTGTCAGCTGCTTTATTTGGGTCTTCATTTTTAACTGACATATTTTTAAACTTAACTTTTTTCTCGTCAATACTGTCAATCATACTTTGAATTTCTTGTGACTTTTTGTTAATAGCAATTAAGTCAGCTAAGTTAACAGGCTTTCCAGCAATTTCAATTACTTTAGTTAAGAACGGCAGCAATTCAACTTGAGCGTGTCCTTGCCCTTTGTACATGTCACAAACTTTTTTAACTGCATTGATCATCTTAGTATCAGCGTTGGAAGATAATTCCATCTCTAATTCTTTATCACCTGCCCAGTCCGAATCCATTCCATCGTGACCCATCACGCCGTGATCAAAATCACGGAATCCTTCAGTAATAATTTCATTTATTTTCATATTAACGACGTTCCCGTCCCAATTCTTCAGTGCCACCAGCTGCTGCGTCTGCACCGCCAAATTCATCAGGAGGAGCCTCTGCGCCTAAATCATCCATGCCGCCATCATCTAATGCAGGGTCAGCAGGTACATCACCCATCTCACCACCTGGGACTGGACCACCTGGCATTGGCATTGCTGCATCCTGTTCTCCAGTCAATGCACGGGCGCCACTGTCTAACGATTCGCGTCCTTGACCAAGCTGTTGAGACAATGTAGTTAACGCCATGCCTACAGAATTTTTAAATGCATCAGCTTGTGCGCTACCAATTTGGTCACGAATAGAGTCAATTAATGCTGGCAATTGCTCATTTTGCATTTTGCCAACTTTCTCAATCATATCCTGCACTGTGTCAACCATGTCTTTTGCAGCTAAGATTGCCTCAGCCTGCCCTAACTCACCTTCTTTTAATTTACGACGTGTTTGCTGCTCTTTATAAGCATCAATCCAACGCGACAGCCCTTCATATACAACAAGCATTTCTAAATACTTAGGATTTTTCTCTGCTGTATGTACTGCACTGCTATTGCGGATACTGGTAACAGTTTCATAAATTTTGCTTCTCATTGCCTGGGCTTTTGGCAAAGTAATTGAATTATAATCAATATTAACTCCGAATCTAGATTCGGCAATTTTGTTAAGTTTTTGTAAAGATGGTTTGCGGATCATGTTTGATAATTTCATTGTCTATTCCTCAAGAGTTGACTTGTATATATTTAGCCGTTGTAATAATTTTTTCCAAATCTTTTTTAGCTGCGGCTAAATTACGTTTTGATTCGTCAAACCGACTTTGTAATAAGTCAATTCTAAAATTGTCACGTTTCTCATGTGCAGCGTCTAATCGAGATCTAAAAATTGTTTTGTCTATGTCAAATTTTGACACACGCTGATCAATAGCATACATTGCATCTGCTTCCTTAATCATGCATCGATGCTTTAGTGCACAATAAAAAATTGCACTACGTTTGTCAGCAAATTCCTTATCACCAACTCTCCATACAGTTTGCGCTAATTTTTCAACCAAATACGTCGCGACCTTGTAACCGCCATTGCTAAGAGGCACTACAATAGGCAGTTTGCTTGATTGTTGTAAGTCAGTTAACTCAGCGTGAGCCCAGTTTACTACATACCGCAATCCTTCATCTACGATAGAGTTTAAAATCTTATCGGATTTTTTTCGCAAAGGTAAGTTTACCTTCACTGTTTTTGGTGCGTTTAAGGACATCTTTAGTTACCAGGTTATTAGCCAGCAGTTGTTCCCTAGGATCTAGGTCTGCTTTAAGTATAACACCACCCTCGTTAAACTTACTAAGAATTGACGCTTCTTCGTTAGTTAAGGGGATGCTGATATTGTTAAGGAGTTCTACTATTTTCATTTAAATATTTATCAAAATTTAAGTTGTTCAAAGTATATGTTTTTATGCGGCCCAGTGACAACAAAAATAGGCTGTGGTATAATTGTTGTCTCGTCTAACCCAGTGATGATTGGCACATTAATAAAATCGCTCTCTAATGTACCATGTGAACTATTTTGATTTGCAAAAACTGCTTCCTGCTCTACGCCAAAGGTAAATGACCAAACTTTATGCTTGCCTTTATATGCTACACCAAAATTAGTTGTAGCAGTGTCAACTTCCTTCATATCTGGTGTGCTTAGTGTTATTAACTGTGCACGAAGACCTAATACCTGCACCAAAGTCTCCCAATTCCGTTGTTGATGGCGGGCTTTGTTGTTTGCTATTCCAGATACCTCGTTGGTTTTAGTTATGTCGATCAACGTGTATCCTATAGAAAGACGCAATGTTGATGAAGAGTCGTTCATGCAGTATTTATAAACACGAGTTTTCAGTCATAAAAATAGGGACCTAAGTCCCTATTTTTAAGTTAAAATTTAACTATTAAGCAAGTTTCAAGCCACCAGCTGAAGTTACAGTTGTACCTGCACCTAAAACCAATACCATTGCTGCTTCTAAGTCAGCATCAACCCAGCCAGTTGCGTCAACAACAATGCTCAATTGTGCGTCATCAACTTGGTAAGCCAATGTAGATGCTGCGATTTGCAATGTGCGAATTGCTGTTTCAACTTTACCACCAACGCCCATCTCAGCTACCAACGATGCTGGTGCTACGATTTTGTATGCGGTTGGGTGACGGCCAATACCATTGCTGATAATTTTACCAACTGAAGATACGCCATGAATGCTAATGTCATAATTAACGATACCATTTGCATCGCCATTTACTCGTGCTACGTTTGCCATTTTAAATACTCCTAATAATGTTACAAGACACTTTGTTCCTGCATATATTTATTTATACAGGTTGCTAAAAATTAGCAAATTACTTGCTGTGATCCTTTTGCGACCAAAACTGTTTCCCCATGCTTGTCTGTAACTTAGAAGGGGCAATGTCGTTACCTAATTCACGTGCCATTTTATACATTTCAGTTGCAATACCTTTTCTGCGATGAGCTGGCTGTATAGACAAGTCCAATGCTTCCAACTTGCCATCGTGCACTTCAAAGTTTACCCAGCCACACTCTACACCTTTTTCTGTGCGGGCAGTAATACGAAACTGGTCGCTCTTATGTGAGTTTTTAGAGCCATACGACACATACCCAGCAGTGGCAGTTAACGTATAAGCACCATTCAAGATAGGTTTCTTTTGATTAAAGTCTGTGTAAAAGACTTTATCATTTACTTTTTCATCTACAATTTCAGTTGCTCGCATATTATTTTTTAGAACTTATCAATGATTGCAAGATAAACATTAAAAATCTCCCTAGATTTAACGCTAAGTTTTTTAACGCATTATCTCTGTCACGCTGCGGTATACTACGCCATCTTTCAACAAACGCCCTAGCAAAATAAGTTAAATATGGTACTATTTTTTCAATGACAGTTCGATTAGCTTCTGCCGCCTCCGCCGCCAATCGTTTAGCACGTTCACCTTCCATAAATTTTGCAACTAGTATTGCAGCAACATCATCTGGTAAATTTGTTGGTGCTCTTTTTCGTGCCATCTCAATATCCATCGGCCTTGGTTTTGGCACATTTAAAAAATCATCTATTTTTTTAAATATATAATCGCCTAACCCTTCTGAGATAATCTCAGACTCATTAATAAATTCTATTGATTTCATTTTATTTCTCCGCAAACCAAGGATCAACAATCACTAACTGACCGTTACTGCGTTGCATTACATTTTCTGTATGTAAATCCCACCACATGTCATTAATTTTACCTGTTGCAAAAAGCATTTGCATCACATTAAATAAAATACCATAAGTGGAGTTAAACTTAGGATTAGTTGCCATTTTCTTAATAACAGTCCCAAAGTCATCGAGTTCTATACCAGGAAAATCATTCCAAAATGGTGACCACGACATTCTCGAAACTGCATTTTCCCATCTGTCTATAGTATCATCAGCTGCCAAGTCTGATAACGCCCACACTAGTTTCTCTTCAATTGACCCACTTTTAATATGTGATAGCCGTTCCATTGCAATCTGCCTATATTGTGTGTTCCCAATTGTGAACGGTGCATGGTGTAATCCCTGCACCTCTCTAAATTTTGGCAAGCATGGGACATTTTGATGAGCCATGCAAAACTCGTAAAATCCTAGGAAAATACGCTCTGCTTCACCTACTGATGGATCGTTGGGCATGAGTATCTTAATAACTGTTGCTTCGTCCTTGGCCCACACTGTAGCATCAGCACCGCTGCCCAATTTTTTATATCCTAGCGCCTTAAGTTTAGCGTATATTATTTTTGCATTTGGAGTACCAACCTCTGATTCGTCAACAGGCTCTTCTTTCATTAGGTGCTCTGCATCACCTCTTTTCCGCCATGATCTCCACATGTTTCTACCATCAGGTAATTGATGCCCACTGGGTTCAATAGTATTGCCTAACATTCTAGCATACGCATACATAGTAGACGCTATACCTTGCCGTTGATAGAGCGGGTCAACAGAGGTTAATGCACTGATCAATGATTCTCCGTATGCAGAGTAAAACTGAGCTTCACCAACTTTGGTTTCTCCGTCAAAGCATCGCACAATAAGTTGCGGTGTTTTGCTATAACCAGCAACTTGCATGTGGGCCGTATATCGATAATCCCCAATCTCCTGCTCGTCCTTAAATCGTGGATCAAGAATGTCAGGGTTAATTTCTTCCTTCATTAACTTAGTAACACGCGGTTTAAACAACTGCACATCGCCTTTGTTTGTTTTTAACACTGGCTGATTGTGCTTATCTTTCTTAAAGCCTTTGATCTCTGCGGGAGAGTTTTTAAACTTGCCCTTGAGAATTTTATCCCCAACTTCAAGTGATGGAGGCTGATAGGTTTCACTCTCAGCAACACCTAGTGTTTTGTTATCCCAATGTTTATCCCATGCTTTACCAACTAAGTCTTCTTCTTTAGCCCAAGTGCCCAATGGTTTCCACCCTGCAGATGGCCCATACCGCTTTTCATTTTCGTTTGGTTCTTTGTCGCGATGATATTTGTATGCTTGCACAACTTTAGTGCCACCATACGAGAATGTAAACTCTACCATAATTAGTGGACGAATTTTTCCTTCAGCAGTTCTATGTATTTCAGGAAAAAACGAGAATACATCAACCTTAGTAAACCCAACACTTGACACTCCATGCTTATAAGCGTGGTGATAGTTGCGATACTCTTGGAACCACGGATGTTTAATTAAGGAATTCATTTTGCCTTTTCCTAGCAATTTCTGTAACTCTTGGTCAGTACATTGCGTCATTGGCTTCTCAGCACCTTCAGTAATAAATTGTTTTGATCTCATTCAATCCACCTTGCTAGCATTGATGTTCTCCATAATCCACCTATTGGGCTATAACTGTTGTGATACACGTCAATACTGTTTTTAATTGTAGCTGCTAACTCTTGCTTAGTGACCTTCAACGGAAAGATAAACCAATGCTTGTCTTTGAACTTCCCTTGATAATCGCACCCAATTGACATAAGGTCGTTAACAATCTTGCCCACTTTGTCATTATGCTTCTTTTTAACTGCTGGGCTTTCCTGTGGCTTAGGGTCAGTAAAGTGCCAATCGCCAATTTCTAATGCTCCTACTACTTCACACCCTGGGATCTTAGATAAACTAACCCAGTTCCGCCTACCGTCTGGAGTCTGTGAGCTACCAGATTGTAAATTCATGCGTTTAACTGTCAATGCAATACCGTAAAGTGCTTTAGCAAGTCCACGCCCACGGTAATCTTCGTCTACTGTAATAACACCAACTGAATAAGTGTTAGGTAGAAAAAAGTTACGAACTTTATGCAAAATCAACTTACCAACAACTTTATTCGTGTCAACAATGTAAATTGTAAGATCCCCATGCATATTACTGTAAAAACCATATACTAAACCACTCCCACCTGGAAGCGGGTATGTTTTAGTAGGCTTCCCATCATGCCGTAAACTTTGCTTGCCACCCTCATAATCGTACGAGTTTAATCGCTCTATTTCTGTAATAAATTGAGTTGAAAGCATCCTATACCTTTATAATAGAAAAATAATCATCAGATGATCCATGATCAGTAATGACTGAATGTGTATACCCTGGAACTTTGATTTTAGACAGCATACGCTTATACAACTTTGTTCTATTACCGTCTGCTTTGTGCGAGCTAAATGTAATTTCGTCAGGTGAAAATCGAGCAATAAGCTCATTGATTGACGCTATAGCAAATGAAAACACTTGCATTTCTCCACCGCTGCCAGTTTTAGCAAAAGTAGCGCCAGGATGATCTTTAGCTTTTTCTGAAAAATCAACTTCCCAAATTGTCCTGCCATTGTTATCACTATAACTAGCACAATTTACAGTTATAAACCTACCATTTATTTCTGCTCGTGTCGTAAACAAGTCGCTACTAGAGCGAACAATTTGCATTGGTACTTGACTTGAAAACGACTCTAATATAAATTCAAGTGATCTCATTGCATTGCCTGCGTTAATATTTCAATGTAATCATAAGTTTTTACTTGAAGTAAGTAGTATTTTTCACATTTAACCATTATTTCATGCTGTGCGTTAATTGCTGCTTGAAGGTCAGTAACACGAAAATCGCCATCTTCTAAAATTTTAATTATAGCTGGTGCTCGCTCACTTGAGTCAAGAGGAATATCTTTTACTCTTGGTACTGCGTCAGTTAAATCTTTGATTTTAGGAGACCAACAAAAAGAAAAATTACCAATGGGAACAAACCGATGTAAATCACCATACGATCCTGCAGACTTAAAGTTACCAGAACAAAATGCAACTCTATCGCTTCTAAATGCAATACCAAATTTTTGTTTAAACCAAGCATCAACGACTTGCTGATCTGGCTTGTAAGAGTCCAATGGCTCTCTATATGATCTAGTAGTCCCTATTTTAACACGCGGAGTTACTTCAAATAAAGGAGTACCATAGCCAACACCTCGGTACAAAGAGTCAGAGGACCCTCGCATCTCTGTCAAAAACGGCTGGCAATGTTGTTTCAACATTACTGCTATCTCGTTGATTTGGTCGTCCAACCTATTTTCAAGTAAAATCTCATTTATTCTCATCGAGTATTTATTACAGATAAGAAAAGCGACAAAAGTCGCTTTTCTAAGTTCAATCTATTGGTTCTTAGAACGAATATTTTGCACCAATGGACACTGTGTTTCCACTGTATTCAGTGACACGTTGTTGACCAATCTTATAAGCATAATCTGCCACTAAGCTGACTTGCTTAGTAATAGGCAACGATGCCCCAACGCCTACTGTCAATGCATAACCGTTAACGCCAACAGTTGGATCAATAAATGAGCCGCCAACTTTAGCTGCAAACGTAGTGCCATACCCGGTAGCGACTGGGTAAGACCCAGTTAACGAGTATTCGCTAACTGATGTAGCACCAACCATTGCGCGGTCGTATGCAAGTTCAGCGCCAAAAGCACCAAGCTTAGTGCCCAACGTTACACCAGTTGCAGTGATGCCAGCATTGTTTGGCTCATGACCGCCGCTGCGGCTAACGCGAAGCCCAATGTCTGTTGCTGATGCTGCCATTGTAGCAGTAGCCAATAATGCAATAATTGCTAATTTCTTCATAAGTTTTCCTTTGTTTTAAAATAAGCTCCTTAAAGAAGCCAGAATAATATTTACCTCACCAAACTGGTTTAGTTATATTATGTTATCGAAAAAGATAGGGCCGAAGCCCTATACTTTTGATTATGTTGGTTTACAAGGCCTTTTCTGCCCCGCTGGTTTCGCTGTTTAGGCGAAAGCTGCTTCAGTTGCAGCAACTTTGGAACCGCCGAAACGGAAGCCTTTAGCTACTGTCATCTTCACACCAGATGTTACATTTGCGTTTGCATTTGCTTTGGTTTTGCTTTTTCGACTAGGTTACCCCAATCCTACGGCTTTCACATTGCCGAGCGATAAAATCCGTACTTAGTGTTTGGGCGATTCCGGATGTGCCCCATCAAAAACACACTGCCAATTAGTCTTTCGACATTATCTGAAACGACCTGGCATATGACCCCCAGGCTCAATGTGTTGTTGGTGGAGCACAGGAGATTCGAACTCCTTTGTCAACCACTGTTCTCTATTTTACTTTACGCTGTTACTAACTATTTATGCTATCTTTTGGCTCTTCACAATTCTTCTGTTATCTAGGTCAATATCACGATTCTTTGTTGTCTCGCGTTTATCATATTCCTTTTTGCCTCGGGCAACCCCAATTGACAATTTAAACTTGCCGTTCTTTTGGTAAATACGTAACGGAACTAAGGTTAACCCTTTCTCTTTCACTTTACCAACTAACCGTGCAATTTCTTTCTTATGCAGCAACAACGTTCGTGACCGTTGCATGTCATTATCTGACGACCCAATGTTTGCCCCAACTAATATTACTACATCGTCTTTAATTATACAATGCGATCCTGCGATAGAGCAAGAGTTCTGAGCAATCGCTTTAACTTCCCAAGCCTCAAGTTTCATGCCGCTCTCATATTCTTCAATAATTTCATAATCAAAAAATGCTTTTTTATTGGATATCATGCAGTATGATAACACGGTCAAAGCCCACCTGCAACTATTTTGATTAAGTAGTGGTCAATTTCTTCCACCCAACATACAGACCAAGAGTGCCAGTTAGTAAAGCAATCAATTTAGTTAAATTTTCAAGGAATGAGCTACTATTCACCACAACTGTCTTGCTTTGAATTTCCCCTGCCTCGTTGTACACTAAAGTAACTGTCTCATTTTTAGTTGCTGCAACTGCTGACGTCATAACTGCGTCAGTAACTTTTTTGGCCACTTTAGACATAGTATACACAGGCTTAGAAGCTGGGGGTACACTAGTTATTGGTCTTGCCTTAATATCCCCACCGTAAGTTAAGGTACCAATTGTTGTTTCATCCAATGGCATAAATGCAAAAGCTGGTGGTACTGACGACATTCCCGGAGTACGATCACGGATAGCTTCTTCTGCTAAGTTAACAGGAACCTCTGTCACTACTGGAGGTTCTGACATAACAGGCATCGTAACTGAGGCACACCCTGCCAATACAGTTACATAGCTAAGTAATAAAATTTTAATCATGTTGGTGCTCTAACGTTAATTCATCATTCTCCATGTTACTCTCGTAGTCAGATAGTAAATCAAAATATCCATTGTTACGAACTGCTTTGTATGCTAAATTCTCAACGCTAAACTCCCCGCCGCTCTCTAACCCAGATTTTCTCATCTTCTTCAAATGATCCCAAATCTTAGCTATCTCTGCTGGAGTAGCATCATTATCACGTATAATTGAGTCAATGTGATGCATGATGCTTTCTGCTTTAGCACTTACTGCATTGTCATCAGTTTGCACATTAGTATGCTGCGGTTCTTTAATCCACTTATCTTGCAGCAATGAGTATATACCAGTGGCAACTAACTTTGAATCCGGATTATTTAAATCTTCAGCATACAACTCAACGTCAAACCCTTTGACTGTTATATCGTGTTCTGAATTCCATAATGATTTTTTGGCTCGCAGAAACGGATCAAGTAACGGAGTATCGTCCAACATTGACGCATCCACTAATACGTGCAAATCAATGTCTGACTGAGAAGTATAGTTATACGCACAATTACTACCTGTAATAATGTAATCAACTATTTGAATCTCATGGACGTCCACAAAATCAGAAAATCGATTTGCAATCTTTGATAATGCTTTTTTAACGTCTAACCGTAACTCTGTGCCATCCCACAACGCTGGATTTAACTCATTGTGATACGACAATTTCGTATCAATGCTTTCACCAATGGATTCTTTAATTCTAAAATTGGCACGATACCATTGGAATATGTCAGCAGAGGATGAAGAACTATTCATTTCTCTACGCAGTAGGTTGTCAATTTGGATTTTAGATGCACGATTTAAATTTTCCCAGTCCCCAACATCTCTACGCAATTGCCTCATTACTCCACTGCTATACGCTTTCAAATAATCCTCTAACCTGTAGAAAAATTGGCAATCTTCATTGTGACTGCGTATACTTCCTGAACGCACTGATGACAAATAGCGGTTAATTTGAAACATTGGTACCGAAATACTTTTGTTTACTTTAATGTTATCTTTAAATGTATTCTGAAAATTCAACACCGCAAGCAAATTTGCTAAATCAGTGCCAGCATAATGCATATTTTCATATGGACTATACCGCATTGTGTCCTCTGCGTAGTGAGCAGCAAAACTTG